AAAAGTTTTTGGGGGTAATACTTTTTGCCAAAATTTTTTTCTATGCAAAAAGAAAAAAGCATAATGTCTAATTTAGACATTGATCATTTTGTCGAATCTCTGAGAGATTCATATAACACCTATACTGAAAAACCTACTGGTTTTGATACAATGGTGTATGAATGTAAATGGAAGGGACTTCAAAAAGCCTTAACTAATGCATATGGTAGTTATTACTCGACATTAATTTATGAGGGGAAATTTGATAAAATTATACCTGATTTAAAATTTTTAAAAGATGTGAATACACAGATTGGAGAAAATAAAACTACTGAATATATCTTTATAACTATAAATCCAAAATCTGACATTTCATTTGAAATGTTTGAAGAAGTTATAAGTGGCAAAAAGCAAAACTTAACTAATAAAAAATGGATGAAAGATTACATATATTGTTATGAACAACGGTCAGAAGAAATAGATGAATATAAAGGTTATCACCTCCATATGGTACTTAAACGAAATAATAAGAAAATGTTTGACATTAAAAAAGAGTTTAAGAATACTTTAAAATCAATAATGAATGTTGATAATCCTAATTGTCTCAACTTCAAAAATATACGTGATGAGCCTGATCTAAAAAGACGCATCAACTATATAACTAATTTTAAAGCCGACAGTGATAAGCATAAAAAACAATACAACGATATCCATTTTAGAACACACTATAATTTAAAAAGGTATTATACCCCAAATGATCATTATGAGCTATATATATCTAGTTCAGATCAACAGATAACTGTCAATGAGGATGAAATCTCAGAAGACGAATATGACAGCGATTCTTCCCCTCTTGTTAGAATCGCATAATTCCATAGACACCGTAAAAAGCGCAAGATGCGGGCGGTTGGATAATGGATCTTGATCCATTATACAGGCGCCACCCTTTTTATTTTTTTCTATACTATAAATAAAAGTATGCCATTAAAAAAATCCTACAGTAAAAAAAGATATTCGCGGAAAGCTACCGTTTCTAAACGGGTAAAAGCAGCTCCGCGATCTATGGCAAAATTAGCCAAAACAATCAAAGCCATACAGCTCAAAGAGCAAGAAACAAACTATAAAACTATTCAGCCCAGCATCGGCGCTTTAGGGCACGACTCTATCAATGAGTTCCGTATGTGGAGTTCAACAACATCAGTATTCCCCTCTCAAGGTAATGGAGATGGTAATAGAATAGGGGATCGTATATACCCTAAAGGAATACGTGTAAGAATGTGTCTAGATGTTCCCTGGGATCGTAAGAATGTTAAAGTTAAGGCTTATTATCTGCCTTATAATTCAGATCAAGGATCCCCTACATCTTATGGTGATCTATTTCATAATGTAGTAGGCAACTCTCGGGTTGATCCAATACAATTTAAGAGATGGAAAGGAATAAAATATTTAGGAACATATAAACCAAGAGATAATGACGCATCAGTTTATATCACTAGAGGGGGTAGTGGTGTAACAACTCAACCCCCTATTGCTTCTCAATTAGCGACTAACACTGCGTCTATATATATTAATAAGTTTATACCGATAAACAGAAAAGTTTGGTTTTTAAATGATGCTAGTATTCAACCTAGCAATCTAAAAGAAAATGGTAGTATATTATTATTACCATATTCAACAATTAACACATCAACTACTGATAACATTATATTATCTGGTGAAGGAGCTTTTACCATATATTATAAAGACATTTGATGAATCACATTTTATCTTTTTTTAAATAAGAATATTAATAATTCTTTATATACCTTTAGACCTACTGCACAATATGAACCCCCCACCCTTAGAAGAAAACTGTTTTTATAGAGGTTGACGTTTCTTATTCTTCCTCTGCCGGTTTCCCGGCATCTGTTTTTTTTAGCTGTTAATATATATATTTTATAATTTTTATAGAAAAGCTTTAGCTTTTCGTGTAAAAATATATTATAAAATATATATATTCACTTCTTGAGCTAAAAAATAACAGTGGAGGGGCAGAATATAGACAACCTATCAAAAGTTTTTGGGGGTAATACTTTTTGCCAAAATTTTTTTCTATGCAAAAAGAAAAAAGCATAATGTCTAATTTAGACATTGATCATTTTGTCGAATCT